TTTCTGCAACTGGCGGCAATCAACTTCGTAATGATATTAGTACTCTTAAGGCGGGTGCTCAGTTTATTGTTGGTACTCCTGGTCGTATTTTCGACCTTATTCGACGTGGAGACCTTTCGGTTGAACATATCAAGTATGTAATTCTTGATGAAGCTGATCAGATGCTCGAGGACCTTTTCGCAGAACAAATCAAGGCTATTCTTGATAATAAGTTTCCTTCTACTACGCGTCTTGCCCTCTTTAGTGCCACTATGCCCCAGAATGTAATTGAAATTGCAGAGCACTATCTCAGTAATCCTGCTCGTATGCTTCTTCCTCCAGATGAAGTAACTCTTGATGGTATTAAGCAATATTTCGTTGAGCTTGAGCGTGAAGACTGGAAACTCCCTGTTCTATTGGATCTTTACCAGCAAATCGCAGTGAATCAGGCACTTATTTATGTGAATAAGCGGCAAAAGGCGGAGTGGCTTGCTAAGCAGCTTTCAGCACAAGGATTTACGCTTGAATATATTCACGGTGAAATGGAAGTTGGTGAACGTAAGAAGCGTATGGATGATTTCCGTTCTGGAACAGTGCGTGTACTTATTAGTACGGATCTTCTTGCTCGCGGTATTGATGTTCAGCAGGTGTCACTTGTAGTAAATTATGAGCTTCCTGTTCAGCGTGAAAACTATGTTCATCGTATCGGTCGTTCCGGTCGATACGGTAAGAAAGGAGTAGCAGTTAACCTTGTATATGGTGACGAACGAAATACTCTAAAGGAGATTGAGCGTCATTATTCCACTACAATTTCTGAACTTCCTGAAGATCTTGCCTCACTCAGTGTATCTAACTAAATATTTCAAATATAAATAATATAAAAAATAATAATAAAAAATATATTTTTTTTATATTATTTTTGGAATTAGCGTTTTAAATGGGAGTATTATATATAATTTTTATGGGTCAGTTCTAAGAATATTCAATCGTCTATAGTTGTCTGGAACAGGTGGGGGTGCGTTTGAATTGGTATTACTAGGTATTTGATTTTCTTGACGATTAGTATTTTCATTATTATCACGCATATTTCTATTGCTAGTTATCGTATTAGTTACTTCACGTACATCGTGACGGCAAGTAGGGCAATGTACGTTACCTTGTAACCATGTATCAATACAATCGCGGTGGAATGAATGAGAACAATGGTCAAGTATACGAAGTTCTTGATTGATATCAATATCATCTTGACAAATGGTACAAATATCACCTTGGCGGTTGCTGCCAGCGCGGAATAGTGTAGTCGCTCGATCGATTTCTTGTGCTGAAGGATAAACTGGCACACGTTGATTTAGAAAGCCTTGAAGACCTGTATCACCGCCACCACCACCAACCGCAAATAGATCACTGAACATACTACCAAGTATTGTATTCATAAGCATAGTTGTATTTGCTGTACTAGCTGTATTAAGTGGCACTCGAATACGTGTAGTAGGAATATGTTCTTCAAATACAGTTGACATAACAGGTTGTGCCCAAGTGGCATTTGTCGTTGGAATAGAAGGGGCTGACATAATGGGAGCAGTGGTTGGAATAGGAGCAGTAGGAGGAGTAAGTCCAACTGATCGATATGTAGGGGGGGCACGGCCAGCATTTACACGTGCATTAAGTGTTTGGCGATTATTATAACTAGTTAGTCCACGTGAATAAGGGCTAGTATCTGCTACTTGGCGAATATATTCGAGAAGATCTTGTACATTTCTAAATCGCCCAGAATTATAAAGTACATCTGGGAAATAATTGTGAAGATCATTTAGTAGTTGAACTTGATAAATGTTTTGCTGAGACATCTTGGATAAGGTTATTATATATCGACGACTTAAGCCCTCATCGCGTTCAAATTTTATGGAGTCAAAGCTAGCTATTAGTATGTCGGAACCCGATATGTCTCAAAATGTGGAAGAACCAAAAAAAGACCCTTCATTAAAGGGTGTAGTTGGAATTCAGAATATGGGGAATACATGTTACTGTAATTCTACACTTCAACTTATTCGGGCGTGTCCAGAATGGAATGCGTATTGCCTTACTCAGAACTTTATAGAACAACTTAAGAATGTGCCCGAAGAGAATACTTATAAGAGAATTTTATTAGCGTATCAAGATATTCTTAAGTCGCTCTGGTCTGCTTATAAGCCTGCATATGTTCGTCCCTCAGGGTTTATTTCTGAAGTTAGAAAAGCTGTGAAGGGTACTGTATATGAAATGTTTGGAGTACCTATTCCAAATGACAGTCACGAATACTTAGTATATCTTTTGGATAGTTTTCACGAAGCCATTAAAACTGAAATCCCTTATGTAGAAGTATCACTTGATCCTACTAAGTCTGAAAATGAAAGAATGATTCTACGCGCAGAAAATGGTTGGAATAAATTTGTAAGCAAAAATAATAGTGAAGTAGTTCATCTATTCTTTGGTATGATACGCAAAACTATTCATTGTACCAAGTGTGAAAATAATTCCTATCAATGGGAAGTTTTCAATTCTTTAAAGATTCCGTGTGAGGGGCAGACATTTAAGGATTGGATTCAAAATGAGGTAAAGGATTCTGAGATAGAGGGATATCATTGTGAGAATTGTACAAAGCTAACTCCTGGACAAGATCGTAATTTAGCAAAATGTTATTCTCATATTTGGAAACTCCCTCATAGTTTATTTGTAACACTTCGTAGATTTAACTGGGATGGTAAGAAAAATATGTCATCTTGTCCCTATGAAGGTGAGAATATTAATTTTAATGAGTTTTTTGCGGTGGAATCAAATGATCCGAGTCGTAATTGGGTATATGAACTTCGAGGCGTATCAGATCATCACGGGTCGCATATGGGCGGCCATTATACCGCACAATTCAAACATCCAATTTCTGGAGAATGGTGGTGGATGGATGATGAAACTGCAAATAAAGAAGAAACCGCGAAGTTCTCATCTTCAAACTATATGTTCTTTTTCAGAAAAATATAGGTTAGACTAACCAAAAGTAATAAGGCCGCGTGACAGTTCAATACATCCAGTAAGCCAACCAAATCGATCTTGTTCTCCTGGGAAAATTGGAAATCCAGCTCTGATAATTGTATCCATATTTCCCCTATCAGGATGCCCATCTTCACCAATTAAACATTCATTCGCCAAATATTTAATAGCATCAATTAATGGATGTGTAATTAAATAATAATCATTAGTTACTTCAATTAATGTATCAGAATCAACCTTTTTAAGTAATAAAATAAGTAAATTTAAACTATCTTCCATTTCTAAATAAGTATAATCAATCATATTTTAAGTTAGATAAATATGATTTATTATTATTAGCTATATTATGGTTATAAATTTATGATCTGCAAGAACGTCTTGTTTTATATTGCTTGCGTTTTTGGTGCTTTGAATGTCTTGTTTTATATTGCTTGCGTTTTTGGTGCCTAAAATGTCTGCCCCCTATATGCGCAGTAATATCAGGTAAACAGTCAAAAATCTTTGTAAAGAAAGTATTTTGATTAGATAAAATAAAATTCAAATATGATTGAGTATTTGCAGGGATGATACCCCTTGACAAATTATCATTAAGTATATGAATGTTTCTTATACCAATACATATTCTTCTACAACCACTTTTTATGGCAGGTGGTATACTTCGAAAATTGTCTAAATCTATTGGTGTATCTGGATAGTTTATTCTAGAAATAGCAGGATTGGCATCAATACATGCGCAAATTTGGTCATAGAATCCGACTGGTGTAATAATAAAAAGATAAGGACATTGTATATATTGAGTACCTCTCACTCTATTAAATACAAGTGCACCAGGTTGTGAATCTAATGTAAGATATCCTTTTTGCATAATGGCAAGTAAGGCTGGGTTAATTAATCGTGATTCAGCGTTTAATGGACCTGGATGGGGTAGGACACCAGACGCAAGTGTAAATGGATTGCTTAAGAAATTCCAGTAGTATGCTAAAAGCCCTCTATATGTATTTACCTCTTGACCTGCGTGGTCTGTATCAGGATTATATGTTACAACACCGGGTGGTAGGGCACTCATATCTTCAGCATCAAGATAACGCCCATTTGCCTCAGCAATACGCCTTGCTTCTGGAAGAACTGCAGGTGGGATTGGATCAATATATCGTTCTTCCTGTGCAGGAAGTAATCTATCACCCATTATATATATTAATAATAATTTAGAATATTTTTTTATTTTAAATAATTTGTATAAATTATATATGTGATTTAGAACTTATGGTTGATATATGGGTAATATAGCACCAGAGCTGGTTAATAAATGCTAGCGGCAGAATCAGCTAAATTCATAATTTTATAGTTCTTATCTGTTTTTTTATCTTCAAACCCTTCAACCTTATTTTTATCTAAAAATACAGTTGTAATCTTACCCATCCATCCAGCTTCACCACATACTCTATAATGTACATGTGGCGCCAATTGCCCTTTTAGTGGTACTTTATAACTCTGTGGGTCTCTTATCTTAAGTACAGCTACACCATCGCCACTTGAAGTTGTTACACCTGCATTTTGGTAATCGAGATAGGCTTGTTTCCATGAGTTTAGTTTTTTAAGATTTTCAGAAGCTGGTTCGGCTGCCCAGTAAATTACCTTTACATTTGGTTCAACATTTACTTTAACTTCTCTTGTAGCACCCGGAGGGTCACGGTTTTCTAATACAGAGCACGGGGCAACCATAGGGCCTAAGAATGGTAAGTAGGTATCCCTATCAAACATAATAGCAAGAGCACTGACGCCAACTAAAACATAAATAAATGTTGCGAGGAAGCTTTTACCAAAAATTCCAGATACGAGATTTACATCGAAGAGGCCGACTAAGAGCCAATTAAGGCCGCCAATGATGAGGAGAACCATTGCGAATTTGAAAAGAAGTTTTCGGACATATGTTTCGGACCAAACACCGACAAACCGGTTTTCAAAAAATGAATCCATTTCTAATTTAAAGCAAATATTTAATACATATATAAATGCTCATAGATATCAAAAATACTAAAGTTTATTTGATTTCACCTGGAACTGGTAAATATAGGGATAGAACTATAACAGTTTTAATTAGATTAATAGATGAAGGATTTAAGAGAGTTGAATATGTAAAAAGCCTGCCAGGTTTAAATAATACTGCTAGTCTAACAAATACCGTTTTAGATATTTTAAAAAGAGAATTAGATGGCGACCAGCCATTCATAATTTTAGAAGACGATTGTGCTTTTTTTACTAAATATGATACAATTGATACACCTCATAATTGCGATGTATTATATTTAGGTGTGGCCTTATGGTCATATCCATATTCAATAGATACACTTTATACAAGAAATAGACCGCATATTATTCATAATTCATCAAGTACAGTTGAGTCATATAATAATACATTAACACGGCTAAAAGGTATGACAGGTGGGCACGCGATTTTATATAAATCACGTGATTTTATTAAGACATTTATCGATAAAATGAATGAAATATCGCAAAATGTCGATGATGTACCACACGATTTATTATTTTCAGCACTCCATTCCTCATATAATGTGTTTGCTTTAAAGCAACCTATGTTCTATCAAGATTCAATACTTGGTGGACAAGAGGACGTTACAAAGCTAACATTTAATGGTATATGCTATAGTTAATTACTTTTAAACCCAATAGTATCAATAAGAATTTTAATTTCATCAAATATAGTATTATCAAGTCTATTACATAATTGATAATCAGAAGATCTACTATTGAGTTGATATTCTGAGATATCATTTACAGGGCTTTTAGTCTGGCCTTCACGTTGAATATGAACAGGAGTAATGATATATCCTGGAAAGCTATCAGTTAAGATCTGAATTTCATTTGGATAACGCCAATCTGTAATAACTATTCTTTTAGGTAAATCTACTAGGTTTAGTTCATAAATTTCTTGACAACAGTGTTTAGCGAATACTCCAGCATCGATATTTCTTAAACGCAACGCCTCATCAATTAGAATTTGGCGATATGTTCGTCTAAATGGGTCATTCTCACAAATATTTAATTTTCCTTCTTGTGAATGAAGCAAATCAACTGGGCACTCAAAATCTCTAGCCACAATTTTCTTAAGTGAATCTGCGAAGGCAAACCGTTTATAATTGTATGTATCACATAGAATTTGTCCAACAAAATCTTTTCCTGAGTGTGAAAATCCGCGTAAGAGAATAATTGACATTATTATCTTAAGTATAATAATTCCTTAGGTCAAATTTATTTTAGAAATTTAGTTTCTGATATTTTTTAAAGACTACGGCTTTATAAAGTTACTTAAATAATAGATATGGCAGGCCGTGGTGCGTTTTCAAAAACTATTTTAGAATGTACAGGTGCATTTAGTACCTTGCCTGAATGTCAAATAGAATTCTTAAGTCGATTTGGTTTTGATAGATATGCTATAAGAGGAGATGGTAATTGCTTTTATCGAGCCTTAGCAAAGTATTATGAACTCTCACGACTACCTGGTCATCCAGCATTACCAAAAGATTATCATAAAGAGCTTCGTGAAATTGTTGTACTAAAAATGTGTGAAGATATTGATAGAGTAAAAGAAGTTCTCATTATTAATAATAATAGTAATGATCTAGATCTGGCCTATAAACTGGTATTAGATGATTTACGCAAAGATGGTCGATGGAATGCAGATAATGCCGATCCTGTTCATGAATATGCTGGAATAGCGCTAGATAGAAGAATCAGAATTTTTAATAAATCAGAATCAATTCCTGCACAAAGAATAAAACTGAGTCAATTAGCCAATGGTAGTTATACATATGGTGTGAGACCAGCACAGAATGCAAAAATTGTATGTTATATCTTTAATGAAGGCAAAAGAAATATGGGATCAATTGATTTGCTTCGTGTAGGCGATGGTCACTATGAATTATTATATCCTAAAAATTCAGCTGCACTAGCTGCTATTAATGCTGAAACTAATAATGCAGGCGTTCCTACAGGCCCCCTACCTGCTCCAAAAGCTCTAGAAGCTCCAAGATTAGCTACTATCCTAGCTGCTAAGTCACCAGCCGAAAGAGCTATTGCTGATAATTGTCTATTACGACCTGCTTTAAGAGCTGCTGCAAAGAAAGCCATAGCTACCAAAGTCACAGCTACCAAAAAACTATCACCTACTCGAAGTGTAACTGTTAGAAAGCCACCTGTTAAAATGCTATCACGTTTTGAAGAGAATATGAAAAAGGCTACTGCTGCTTCTCTTGCTCAACTAAAGGTTGAAGCAGAAAAAGCACCAACTCTAAGGCGACGCCCAGTTGTAGCACCAGGACCAAATGCTTCTAGAAATACAGCTAAGAAAACAATTTCTCTTAATAACGTAGCAAACGCACTAAAAAAATTAAATCTTAGTAAAACAAGAAAGAGATCATCTAGTTTTGAAAATGCCTTAGAGTTAATAGCAGAACAAGAAAGAGCTGAAGCCCTTGCTATTAAACGAAAAGAGGCGTCAATCGCTGTAGCAGCTAAAAAGGCTGAAGCTGCCAAGATTGTAGCAGCTAAAAAGGCCGAAGAAGCAATTAAGAAAGCAAGTCTGGCAGTAAAGAGAGAAGTAGCGGTTGTTACACCAAGGAAGCGCCCAGTTGTAGCTCCAAGACGGCCAAGTCGCTCATCTAGTCTTGAAAAAGCTCTTAAGGCAATAGAAAATGCCAATGCCAAAGCTAAAAAAACGGAGGAATCTAATAATGAGGCATCTAATAATGAAAAGGAAGCATTAGCATTTCAAAGAGTTCTAGAAGAGTCTATGATGAAATTAAAAATAAATAATAAAAAAAATAAAAAATAAATAATAGTAAAAAAATAAATAATTCTAGATGTCTTTAAGTATACATTCCCATAGGGGCTGCATTAGAATTTTCCTTCTTTTTGATAAATAGTTTGATATGTTCTTTCTTTACAATGAATGGAAGCGCAAAGTCCT